TTTTAAAGCTCCCTCTACATTGTTGTTAAAAACCGTTACTGATAACCCTTGTGCATTGTCTTTAGGTTTTTTCCTAAAGTTCTTTCTCTTTCTTCTCATATTAACCTCTTGATTATGTTACGAATTGACTCTCTTAATTTTTGTTCTTGTTTTAATTCTAGATACTCTAAGAATTTTTTAGCTAAATATTTTTCTTTTTTATATTCAGCTTTAACCCATTTTTTTCTCAATGAATCTGGCATAGCATCGTAATCTTCAGATAAATCATTATTGACAAACCATGCTATTCTTCTACATTCAGATTTAACTAGTTTTCTATAACGATTTTCTTCCAATGTTTTAAGAAATTTATGTATTTCCTTAATCGTTGCTTTCTTCACCTTCATCCTCCTCTATGAGTTGTGCTTCACTCAAACAACCTCTTGATACTGCTGAGTGTGCATCTTCTATTAATTTTACTTCAGATACTGGGATAGGGAACTCATCTTGATTGAATTGTTCCATAAATACCTCCATAAAACCTTTAACTAATGATGTTCCACCACCTATAACGATTGGTACTGGTTCTTGAAACTGAGGTACTTTTTCAGCATTTTCAAATTGATGTTTTAGATTTGTTAATAAGTAATTCACTAATGCTCCATAATAAGAACGAAGAGCAATCAATACATTTGCTTCTGATGAATCTTCTTCGTAAATATTATTCATTTGTGACTTTGATAAATCTAATGTTGATGAGTTTTCTTTTGTTGCAGTTACTTTAGCCACTGGTACTCCTGTATCAGCTGCTGTATTTGAATCAACCCAATCACCACCTCTTGAAACGGAGAATGATAATGCAGTCATTCCAGCATACATAACAGCAATGTTACACATACCTGCTCCCATTGATATTGCTATACCTGTCAAGTTGTTATCAACTAGACCTTCATAACCTATAGCTACTGCTTCTTCTATTTTTTTAGATTTGTATCCAGCACCTTCAATAATTGTACCCAATACATCTTCGTGATAAGAAACTTCTCTTTCTACATCAATTGGTTTTGATGGTACACAATACACACATACTTCTTTACCTTCTGGTTTACCTAACAATTCATTAATGATTGATGATAAAACAGGTAGAGCATCTTTTTCTTGTGGATTCAACAACCCACTTTTCATAGGTCTTTTTAATTCTGCTTTTGAAAATATTTGAGCGTAATTAAATGCATGTTGACCAATGATGTGAATTTTTCCTGCCTTTTCCACATATGGAATCTTTTGTCTTTTCAACATTCTTTTAACGGTAGCAATATCACCATCTACGGTTAAAAATGCATTTCTTTGTTTTTTGATTGAATCTTCTGTAGATGCAATGTAGTAACTTGTACCACAATCTAAACCTTTAGCCATAACCTTACCTCACTCTTATTCGTTGTTTCATTAATAATGTAATTAATTTATCTAAATGTTTTCCTTCTATATCTAGTATAAATGAATTACGACTTCCTACTCCGACATCATAATCTTTACCGGGTTTAAGTCTTAATTTTTTTAAAATCTTATCTGTCTTTAATTTATCCATTACTGGAATAGACAATTGTTGTCTTTTTCCTTCAAAAATCTTTTTTGCTTTATGTGTTTTCATAATTTTATTTATCTTACTTTTATTACCTTTTACTTGTACTATAAGTTTTGTAAAATCAGGAATTGATTTTATTCCTGCTCTTGATAGTTCAGCATCTAATTCATC